CAAGGAGGGGTAAGCAGTACCCGTCTTCTTAGCAAAACTCTTAGCCGCACGTTTCTGGTTCTTTGACAACGCCTTGGGCTTGCCAAGCGATTTGGGTCTGGGTTTTTCGTAGACTTCTTTCATCTCGATCTTGCCTCGCAAAAAGACTGGATTTCTGAGTTCCCAACCTGATCCGCAGACGGAACAAATAATGCCCGCTTTCTGTCTGTAGCACCTTCAGGTTTCGTTAGGTAATACACCGCGATACTGTTTCTAGTCACGCCCTCTGGACATTGGATCGGGTCAGGCAAACCATGCCATTGCCCCTTGGTCTCAAATATGACCGCACGGTTGAACTTGCAGAAGATGGTTTCGATATGCGTTTGCGGGTCTTGCCACATCCCGAGACCACCGCCCCATTCAGGCTGCCACCCAGGGGTTAGATAAAGAATAAGGTTTAGATACCGCTGAAGCTCTAACTTAGGATGGATGTCGTAATCCAAGTGAACATTCAGCTTCCCGCCCCGAGTGTGAGTATGCAAACCCCCACCGTGTAACCCGACATCCGCAACCAGAGGAACGCCAAAAACGCCCTCCAACTGCTCTGTGAACTCCCGAGAGAGTAAATAGTAAAACGTCTTGTAGGTCTCTGGCTTAAAGTGATGCCAGTTGTTGCAGGTCTTTTTGACCTCTATTGGGTTGTTGTACTCAAACCAAGCGTCAGAGTCAAAGGCTGGAAACTCCGCAGCAACCTTCTCCGCGTTAGGGAGAAAGTTGTCAATGATAATCAAGCCTTTTTGACTTTTTCTGGTTTGCCCTTCATCGAGTCAGTTTCTTTTACGAACTCTTTGGCTACCTTTTGGGGGATGCCTAACTTCTTAGCCATTTCAGAACTAGAGGCCGCAGCTTGCATAAAACGATGCTGCGCCTTACTGATACTGGGCATCTTTTGTCCTTTCTTTCACGCGGATACATTGGCCCGCAGTTGAAGTCTCGGGGCGCGAATCTATAAATTCAATGACCTTAGCAACCGCAACCAAACAGTCTTCATGCTTGGTGTAAGTGGCATCCGTCCAGAATTGACAAGAGCCAGCCGCACAGAAAAACACGACTGGCAGCCACATTAGTCTTCTTCCTCTTCGCCGCCGTCCCACGCATCACATACGTTGACCTTGGCGCATTTGAACTCAAAGATTTGGCAGTAGACTTCATTCTTACCTAGCCCGCAGCCCTTTAGCTTCTCGCCATACTCGCAGTTGCCGCACATTTTCTCGTCCTCTTTAGGGCCGTAGTTCGCGGTCAAAATGGCTTTTTGCTTGTTGCCCTTATTAACAATCTCGTCTTGAGTCGCAAGGGGACACTCTGAATAATCGTCTTCTAAAAGAGAGTCGGCCTCTTTACCCATTGCTTTACCTGGGCCAAGCAGACCGATCATTACGGTAACGCCCTTCTCCTTCATTTGCCTTTTTTCCCAGGCATGGGCTTTTTCTTCTTACCGTACATCGTGGACTCCTAAAAATTTAGGGTAAAGTTTCCCACCCCCTAGTCTAGTCGAGTTTTAACGATTTGGCAACCAATTCGTGCGCTTTTTTAAGCTCGGACTTGTACCTGTCTGTGGAGATTTTAAGGCGTTGGGCAATAGAGTGTTCAAGATGATAGGGATATTGGACGTAGGCGGCTTTGAGAACCATGCGCGAAAATGTAGGCAGGTTTCTGACAATTTCCTCCACCCTTTCTCCAGCAAGGTGATCAGGTTCATACCGAGGCTCCGCACCCTCCCAGATTTCCTCAGACACATAATTACCTTCCGCAGAGGCAGCTTTATCCTGCACAGGAGGCCCGACATACCCTGCTAGCCACCAGGCCCAGTTTCTCAGCTCGTCTTGAACCATGTTGCCGCGAGTTCTGGCCTGTTCTCTTTGATCCAGGGGATGCTTGCTTCTGTCAATTCCTTGGGGTGATGCCCGGTCGTCTGGCTTCCAACGTGGTGGACGTAAGCCCTAGAAATGTAGTGCTTGAGTCCCCTGTCCTGCATATCCAGACATTGCACATCATCTGAATACCAGTTGATCGGGGGGAAGTCTATCCAGTTCTTTGACTCTATCCACGCACAGATGGGGGCTATAACATCCACCTCAATAATTGCGTTTTCAGAAGCATGGTGCAAGCCATCTCTATCGCCCTGATGCCTGAACCTAATGTTCTGACATCCTCTCGCGTAGTCAGACCGTGTAGCAACCCAGCCACGACCTTCTGCGGGGATTCTCTGCAAGTCTTCAGCTAGGGTGGGCCAGGTGTAGGGCGTGAAAACAATGTCATCGTTGCAAACTAAGATGTCGTTATGTCCGTCATTGATTGCCTGGTGGACAACATTGTTATAAGCGTCCCCAAAGTTGTCCGCAGTATTTTCTGAGGTAATTGTTTGGTGTTTGGGCAGGATCATGCCCGATCCCGATAGGTAGACTGTAAAGAAGTCTGGCAGGTACATCGTAATGCTTGCCGCCAGAACTGGCAGACACTTGCCGTTTTTGGTGGCGATTAGGATTGCTGACATAAATAGAAGTATTCTTGTTTGGGGCCGCGAACCTGTGCTGGTCGGTCTCTCTTCTCTCGGGTAACCAAACCCCTGTTAAAGCAGTAAAGTAAAGTAATCTTTACGATGGTCTTGTCCATCTGAAGCAGGGAGGCTATTTCTTTTGCCGTCCTTGCCTGGTCTCTGCAACAGTTTAGTATCTCGTCTTTCTTACTCATCTCATCCCCAAAAAAAAAGCCCGCGAGTGGCGGGCTAACCCTGTGACCAGGGGGAGGAGAATGCCTCGGAGGTTGAGGCACACCTAGAATAGCACACCACGAATCTAAACAGTATACCTTAAGAACAGTCTACAAGTTTGTGAACCCATCTGTTGTCTTTCTTCTTCCAGCCTATAACCCAAACCGTCCAGTTTGCTTTGCGAACTGCACAGATAGTTTCACTTTCTGCAATCTTCCGCACACGGCTGGAGATGTTGTCCCAACTAGTACATTGCACCGCAACAGTTTCCTCATCTCGGATGGCAACAATGTCGCACCATCCCCAGAGGTCTTTACGGATGTTTGCCCCTGGAATCCATTTCTCTACCACCTCCGCTAGATAGCCCTCCTTTTTTAACCAGGCCAGAGATAATTGTGTCGGGGAGGTAGCCATGTATTTCCTTATGACAAGAGTTGCAGAGCTTGCGTCCTACTACTTTGCGGATTCTACCCGCACATCTTTTGCACATTGTCCATTTATGTTTTAGAACGTACATCTACTAATCCCCTCTCAAATAGCTCGTATATTGTTTTACGCCATGCCCGCAGCCAGAGTTCTTCCCTCTCCCACTTTTGCATATCCTTACCTTGGTCTAAGGCGTAATGGCACTCAGGACACAGGGCCGCAACGTACATATCGTGGGCCTTTATCCCCATACCCTTGCCTGACCAACTCCAGTTTGCGTGGGCCGCTTGTGTGCCTTCTTTGCCGCACTCCTGACAGGGAAGGGAGGCCACAGCCTTCAGGAGTTTAGGGTTGCGATACACTTACAAACCTTGCTGGCAATCTACCTTGTGCGTCCATCTTTTTGAAATAAACAAGAGTTTTTGTGTAATAGCTAGCAGTAGATTTACTCCACCGAAAATGATCCGCAATTTCTGATTGCGTTTTTGGTGTGCTACAAAACTCCAATACCCGCCTATGAGTTGGCCCAAAAGTGGGGCGCAATTTTTTCCCTAAAAGTTCGCCGCAATGTGGGCAATTTTTCATTTTTTACTTTCCTCGTGTTCCAATGTCTCTACAAGTTTTTGGGCGCATTGCAATTGTTTTTTTGCCTCCAGCAAAGCAGCGTCTTTTGTTCCAAACCGCATATTGTATTTAAGGGCGCAAAACCTGTATACGCCAATTCTCTGCTCTAAAGGCCAAGTATCTACAACATCCCAAGGCTGAATCCCCATGTCCTTATAATGCGTTCCTCCGATTTGATAGTCGTTGGCAGACTCTTTCACATCCACAATTGTTGGTTTTCCAATCTCCATCAGGCCCACCGTACCTTTCTGCCATCTGCTGCCGTAAGACCTTGCATAACTCCCGTAGAAGAAGTCTTAGTTTGCATGGCTCGCAGTTTGTGTTGAAGATCCCCCGCGTCTTGCAGTCCTGACAATCCAAAAGGGTCTGCACAGAAGAACTGGTCTCTGCCGTTGCGGATGAGTTTGTCAGAATAGCCAGTTGGGGCGTATCTGAGGTTTTTCTTCGTGATCTTTTTTTCACGGATTAGCCTGTGAAGTATTGGAAACAGAGTCCACTTGTTGTGGCCTGTAAGATCCATAATCTCAGCCGCAGACAAAGACCGCGTAATTACTTGCTCTACCTCGTTTTCAGGTGTCATTTTCCCTCCTGTATGCTTGTCGCATCTCGCGCTGCTCCTCTTTATAAAATTTTTTGTGACAGGCCAACTTTGCATCCTCAAGCGTCACTTTATGTTTTTGCATAAGCCATTTTACAAACTCAACTTTTTTCTTACCAAGAGGCAGCTTTTCCCAATTAGTCTGCATAAGCCCTCCTAAATTTAGCCAGCTTCTCCTCGCTTGGCGTTGGCCTGTAAGACAGTTGTAAGGAGTCAAAATACGTTGGAGCCTTCTTGCAAAGGTCTTTGAACTGGATAAGGTTGGGAGGTCTCTCGCCAAGCATACTCAAGCCATACTGGATCTGCTCTACAGTAAAGCCTCTAAGGTCATCTGCCCACGCACCCTTCACTTCATCCAAAGGCATACCGTCAAACTTGCGAGTCCACTCCGACCCGTAAGTCACCAGCATCTTGTTCCACAAGGCATCTATGATTTGAAGGTTCATAACAGTTGCAACCTCCTCTCGCCAGGCCATTTTCTGCCAGTCATCTCTTCCCACTTCTGCCTTTTCAGCATCTCGTCTCGTTCCGCAAAGGATAAGACTGGAGCCTTTTTAGGTGTCTCGTACACCTCGTCTTCCCAACGCTCGTTTCTAAGCCAAGTCGCTGCGTGAGGTATGTACATGGGGTTCTGCCATTGCTCTTGGGTCTTCTGCTTGTCTAAAGCCTCTAACAGCGTCTCCAGAGATGGCCTGACCTGACTGGTCTGATTCCAGGCTTTTCTAGCCTGTGCCTTATTTACCTTCCTTGGGTAGGCTTCCCAGAACTGCTGAAATTCCTCCATTTAGTCCTCCTGTGTTAACAGTATCTAAACAGTATCATTTTTTTTCTTCGTCTACATTAGGGTTTTTACCTAATTCGCTTTCAGCCCTAGATATAGCTTTAGCCAGATCGTAGGCATAGTCGCCAACAAGCATACCGCGCTGACTGTTTAAGTAACTTAGCACTTCCTTAGAGACTCTTATCAACTCGTCCATAGCTACTTCTTCAGCTTTTTAGCAAGTTTAAGAAGGTA